GCAAATAGCAATGAATGTATTATACAGACCAATCAGTAAAAAGATAGGTGACAAGTATTTGATTAATGAATATACTTTAGATGCAAAAGAAAAGTTAGAAGAAATACCTATGGATGTGGTATTGGGTTCAATTTTTTTTTTGTACAATTTAGGAATAGACTTGTCGAAAACTATGGTGGATTATTTGGAAGCACCGCAGATGGACAGCTTGATGCAGAAACAAATTTTTCAAGAAAGTATGGATGGTATCAAAGCATCTTCACTGCACTCGCTCAAAACGATATTAGAAGACTTGAAGATATCACTAAACTAAACGTACATAAATGCTTATACACTTTAGAATATTTAAAAGAGAAAGCAGAAATGGAAGCTAAAAGAATTAAAAAGAATTTCAAATGAGCCAACAAGGTATAAGAGGGTATTATCAACTTACCTCAACAATAGAAGAACAATTAAAAGGTACAGAATTTACTAATACAGTTTCTATTGGTGACATAAGCAAAGTGAACCTAAACAAGCAAGACATATTTCCATTAGCGCATATGATTGTAAATAGTGTTTCAGCAGAAGAACAAGTGTTGAGGTTTAACATAAGTATTTTAGCTTGTGATATTGTAGACCAATCAAAAGATATAACAACAGATAGATTTACTGGTAATGATAATGAACAAGATATTCTAAACACGCAGCTATTGGTTTTAAACAAGCTAATACAGAAGTTAAGGATGGGTTCATTACATACAGATATGTACCAACTTGATGGCAATCCAAGTTTAACACCTTTCAGTGATAGATTTGAAAATGAACTTGCTGGTTGGACAGCAGACATTACTATTTTAATTTACAATGATATATACATTTGCTAATGCAGTTTAAAAACGTAGATGAAATATTAAATAAGTATGGTAAGTATGTTGTACAGCAATCTAAATCAAACCTAACCAAAGATAAAAAAGGTGGTGGTGATTTATACAATTCAGTTAGTTATGTTATAGATAAAAGCCAAGATGATTTTTTGTTAGAATTTCTAATGGAAGATTATGGTGTATTTGTAGATAAAGGTGTAAAAGGTAAAACCTCAACATACCCAGAAACAAGTGCAGCATTATCAAAGTTTCAATATGGAAGTGGTACTGGTCAAAAAGGTGGTTTAACTAAAGCACTTTACAATCCAGAAACAAAAAATGGTTGGATAAAGAAAAAGAAGTTTCAATGGAAGGATAAAAAAACTGGAAGATTTTTGTCTTATGAAAGTATGAGTTATTTAATTGCAAGAAGTATTTACAACAAAGGTTTAAAAGCAAACCTATTTTTTACAAAACCATTTGAAGCTGGTTTAAAAAGATTACCAGATGATTTATCAAAAGCATTTGTATTAGATGTTGAAGATGGTATAATATTAGGAACAAAATAAGATATGGATTGGACATTAGGCATAGCATTTCATTTTCCACATAACAGATTATTGTTAGGTTGGGAGTACATAGCAAAAGATGAAAGATACACATACACAACAATAAGGTTATATTTATTTATAGCTACACTAACATTAGATTTTTAAGATGGCAAATATAGCATTAAGAAACCCACAGTTTAAAAGCATAGCAATACCAGCATCTGGTGTTTTGTCTACTGTATGTACGGTTACAATAGATGGAACTTTAAGGTACACACTTATAAAAAATGTACAACCATCTACAACAATTAATTTTGACATAGCAGAACTTGCAAGAGATTACATAGAGATAGAATACCAAAGTGATTACATACCTCAAACAGTTGCTATTGAAACTGTATTAACTAATTATAGTGGTTTAAATGGAACTGGCTCTCCATCATTAACGACTGAGGTATATGATGATATAGGTTTTGAAGCCTATGGAATATTTGAAGAAGAAGTAAACCCAATAGTACCTTTTGGTAGAACACTACCTACTTTATTAATACCTATAAATGAAGATACAGATGAGTTTACAATATTAGCACCAAATAACCAAGCTGGTAAAATATCATACCTTACAAGTAGCTTTAGAGGTGCAGAAAGTTATGCTGCTGGTGATACAACTGTAACTATTCAAGGTGTAGATTGTAACATTAAAAGAATAGACTGCACAAAATATGGTGAGGGTAAAAGAATTATCTATATAAACAAGTATGGTGCTCAACAAGATTTATGGTTTTTCTTAAAAGAAACAAGAAACATAGCAAGAACTAATGAGGGTTACAAGTCTAACACTATAACCTATCCAAGTGGTGGTGCAGAATACAACATACAGAATGCACCCAACAAAGTATTTAACACACAAGCAAAACAAACACACACTTTAAGTAGTGGATATTACCCAGAGTTTTTAAATCAACAATTTGAAGAACTGCTATTAAGTGAATACATATGGTTAAGCACCTTTAAAAAAGGTAGTGGTGTTATCATACCAGTTAAAGTTAAAACCTCAACAGTAGCCTTTAAAACAAGTGTAAATGATAGACTAATAGAATACACTATAGAGTTTGAAGAAGCCTTTGATTATATAAACAACATTAGATAAATGCGTAGACTACAACTATACATAGGTACTGAAAGAGTAGATTTATTTAAAGATGAAAGTGTTTCACTTACACAAACAATAAAGAATGTAAAAGACTTGGCAAAGGTGTTTACTGAATTTACACAAACCTTTTCTGTACCAGCATCAAGTGTAAACAATAAGATATTTAAACACTATTATAACTTTGATATTAGTAATGGTTTTGATGCAAGAAAAAAACAAGCTGCAAGAATAGAATTAAATGATTTACCTTTTAAAGATGGTAAAATAGCTTTGCAAGGTGTTGAGTTAAAAAACAATTTAGCACACACATACAAGATTACTTTCTTTGGTAATACAGTTGATTTAAAAGATATATTAGGTGATAGTGAATTAGCAAGTTTACCATTAAATCAAAACCAAATATATGACTATACAAATGTAATAAATAGAATGAGAGCAGTAAGTAATGATGTTCTTGTACCTTTAATTACTCACACTAACAGATTAATATTTAATAGTGGTTCACATACTACATATGACCCAGAGGCAACAACAAATAATATAAGTCATCAAGGAAGTGGTACACCACATCAAAATGGTGTAGCTTGGAACCAGTTTAAATATGCTATTAGGCTACAAGCAATTATTGATGCAATAGAAACCAGGTACAATATTACTTTTTCAGATGACTTTTTTAACGATAACACAAATGAAAAGTTTTATAATTTGTTTATGTGGTTGCATCGTAAAAGTGGTGATGTAGAACAAGCAGCACAAGTTGAGGTGTTATACACAAGATTAGATGATTTAGTTGTAAAGACTGGTTCAACAGAATATATATCAACTGTTTCAGATGGTGTTATAACGGTTAATGCACCAATAGGTGTTACACCAAGTTTATTAAGATACACATTAAACCCAGTAGACAATTCAGCAGTTTACAATGTTAGGGTATTAAGAAATGGTGGTACTGTAGTTGGTGAGTTAAATGGTGTTAATGATACACAAACTTTAACCATACAAGCTGGAACAGATGGCTTAATAAACAATTCAACATATGCATTAGAAATATCTGGTGTTGTTTCTTTTAGTGCTAATGATATTGATGTACAATTAAATTGGTTAGAACCAGGTGGTACACCAACTTTTGGAAGTGATTTATACCACAACAACGCATCATTTCAAACAGAGCAAGAATTTCAATTTAACATAGTTGAACAAATACCAAAAATGAAGATTATAGATTTTCTTTCTGGCTTGTTTAATTTATTTAACCTTACTGCTTATGTAAATAATGTTGGCACAATAGTGGTTAGAACTTTAGATAGTTACTATGCAGCAAGTACACAAGTTTACAACATAGATAAATACCTTGATACTACAAAATCAACATCAGATGTTGCACTACCTTTTAATGAAATTAATTTTAGTTATAAAGGTTTAGGTACATTTTTAGCAAAGCAATTTGAACAACTTACCAATAGTGGTTGGGGTAGTTTAGGTTACACATTAGATGGTGATATTTTTGATGCACCGAGTGAACCATATAAAATAGAAGTACCATTTGAGCATATGCAATTTGAAAGATTGTATGATGCTGGTAATTCACCACCAACTGCAACAGATGTACAATATGGTTATTCAGTAAACGAAAACCAACAATCATATATTGGTGAACCTTTATTGTTTTATCCTATCTTGATTAGTGGTGGTACAGATATAAGAATTAGAGATACGGCAACATCAAGTGTTGAAGATATAACAACATATTATATACCATCAAATAGTTTAGCTTTATTACCAAGTACAAGCAAAGTAAACATACACTTTCAAAACGAGTTTAATGAGTATTTAGCAAATGAACCAGATAGTATAGTTGCTGGTGATAATGCTTTAGGCTTTACAGATACTATTTTTGAAACTGAATACAAAGAGTACATACAAGATGTGTTTAACTTTAGAAGAAGATTGTTAAAGATAACCGCTTTTCTACCAATGAAAGTATATTATAACTTACAACTAAATGACTTAATAGAATTAGGACAAGATAGGTACAAGATAAATTCAATGAAAACAGATTTAACAACTGGTAAAACAGAATTTGAATTACTAAACACAATATTATGATTAAGAATATAATTGACTTGCTCCAGGTTGTTGATGGTGAAACTGAAAACATAAGAATAGCACAAGGAAAATACAAATTAGCAGAAACACTAACAGAGGGTGTTAAACAAACAAAAAGAAAGTTAAGATGGCACAAAAAATAGAAGTTGAATTTGAGTTAAAATACAAAGAAGCCGTTAAGAATTTAGACGAGTTTCAAAAGGAGTATGCAAAACTTGAAAAGGAAGTTGTAAGTGCTAATGAAAAGACTGCTGAAAGTTTAGAGAAAGTTGAAAAAGGTGCAAAGGACGGTGCAAAGGGTATTAAGAAAGTTGGTGTATCAATAGGAAACCTTGCAAAAGCATCTGGTATTATATTCTTGTTACAAAAAGCATTTGAATTTGTAAGTAGTGCAGTACAAGAAAACCAAGTTGTTATGGATGGTTTAAATACTATCTTTAAAACTGCACAAATTGTATTCAATGAAGTACTTGGTGTTATAACAGATGTGTATAAAAGTGTAACATCTGCATCTGAAAACTTTGACGCTTTAGGTAAAGTTATGGGTGGTTTATTAACTATTGCCGTTACACCTTTAAAGTTGGCTTTTTATGGTATTCAATTAGGAATACAAGCAGCACAGTTAGCTTGGGAACAATCTGTATTTGGTGATGGTGACACAGAAACAATAAAAGCCTTAAATGAAAGTATTGCAGAAACCAAAGCTAATTTAAAAGAAGTAGGTGATGAAGCGGTACAAGCGGGTACAGATGTTGTTACAAATTTTGTTGAAGCAGTACAAGAAGCGGGTGCAATAGGTTCACAACTTGTTGAGGGTGTAAAAGAAATAAGTATTGAAGCTGCATTAGAAACAGCAAAGGCAAACCAGGCATTGGAAAAATCTGCACAAATAGCTGCTGCACAAAGTAGAATACTATTAGAACAATACGATAGACAAGCAGAATTACAAAGACAAATTAGAGATGATGAAACAAAAAGCATAGCTGAAAGACAAGCAGCAAATGATGAGTTAAATAATATTCTTGTAAAGCAAGAAGAAGAAATGACTAAAAATGCTAAATTAGTCAAAGCAGCAGCACAAGCACAATTTGATTTAACTGGTAAAACAGAAGATTATGTTGCGGTATTAGAAGCTGAAGCAGAAGTACAAGCGGTTGCAGCTACGGTAACTGGGTTTAAATCAGAACAACAAACCAACGCAAATGCTTTATTAAAAGAAGCAACAGAATTAACAAACGCACAAGCAGAAAGTGAAAGCACATTATCAATAGCTAAACAAAGATTAGCAGCGGAAGAAATAGAAAATGGACTTTTACGTATACAAGAATTACAAAGAATTGATGAATTAGAAAAAGAACAAGAAACAAAAAGATTACAAGCAATAGTAGATAATGCAAATGCTGGAACACAAGCAAAGATAGATGCACAAATAGCTTTAAATGATTTTATAGCACAATCAGATGAACAAAGTGTAGTGAGAACAAGAGAAATAGCAGATGCTAAAATAGAAATTGCAAATCAAGAAGCAGAAGCAAAAAAGAAAACATTAAATGATACTGCAAATGTATTACAAAACTTTAGTAGTATAGCTGGTGAAGAAACTGCTGCTGGTAAAGCCTTTGCGGTTGCTGCTGCAACTATAAACACATATAGAGGGGTTTCTGATGCACTTGCTGCGGTTACAGTTACACCTTTTGAAACTGCTTTAAAATTTGCTAATGCTGCTGCTATTGGAGTAGCGGGTATTGCTAATGTAAAAAAGATATTAAGTGTACAAGTACCAGGTGGAGGGGGTTCACCAGCGAGTGGTGGAGTACCTACAACTACAACATCACAACCACCAGCATTTAATGTAGTGGGTGCAAGTGGTGAAACACAATTAGCAGATGCAATAGGTAGTCAAACACAACAACCTACAAGAGCATATGTAGTAAGTAATGATGTAACTACTGCACAAGAGATGGATAGAAACATTATTGAGGGTGCAAGTATCTAAATGCAAAATTAAAAACTAAACACGTTATATATTTATGAAGATAATAGAACTTATTTTAGATGAAGAACAAGATGATATTGGAGTAGATGCGATTTCTATTGTAGAAAGCCCAGCTATTGAAAGCGACTTTGTTGCATTAAAAAACCAAGAAATAAAGTTAGCAGAAGTAGACAAAGAAAAGAAAATACTAATGGGTGCTTTATTAATACCAAATAAACCTATTTACCGCAATGGTGGTGAGGGTGAGTATTATATATACTTTTCAAAAGATACGATTGTAAAAGCATCTCAAATGTTCTTACAGAATGGCAAACAAAGTAATTCAACATTAGAACACAACCAAGCATTGAATGGTTTAACATTAGTTGAAAGTTGGATAGTAGAAAGTAAGGAACAAGATAAATCTGCAATGTATGGTTTAGATGTACCAGTTGGTACTTGGATGGGAAGTGTAAAAGTAAATAATGATGATGTTTGGAATGAGTATGTTAAAACAAATAAAGTTAAGGGTTTTTCTATTGAGGGTTACTTTGCTGATAAAATGGAAGCACCTAAAGAAAATGTTGAAGAACAATTAAGTGAAGAATTATTAAGTAAAATTAAATCTATATTAAATAAATAAGTATGAAAAGTAACATTGAAAAAGTTTATAGCAGACTACCAAAAACAGAATTATCAGAAATTGAGTTAGCTACACAAAAAATAGAATTGGCTATGGATTTTAGCGCAATACTAAAAGAGCTACAAGCAGATGTTTCAAAATCAAATAAGCAACAAGCACAACTTGAAAAAATAGCAAAACAATTTATAGCTGCAAAAAGTCCAGATAGAAGTGGTGTTCCAGCAAATAGACAAAAAAAGGTTAATGCCTTTTATAAAGACTTTGAGAAAAAAGCAAAAGATTTGGGTATTGATGTAAGAACAACACAATTTTATAAAGAATATCAAACCGCACTTGATTTAATAGACCAAGTAAAAGATACTGTAATGGAAGTAAAGAGTATTATAAAATCAGTAAAATAACAAATGCAAAGAAACAACAAAAATAAAATTTTCATACCAAGTAGAACATCACCTACTGGAGGTGGTCGTGCTTGTTTATGTTGGGACACTAAAAAGTATTCTATCTCTTGTTGTGATGGTTCTATGCAATCACAAGGCATTGGTGTTATAACAAGAACAGACTGAAAATGCAAATTTTAATTTAATAATCGTTATATAAATAGTATGAAAGCAAATCAAATGTTAAACGAAATAAAAACACTTCTAAACATCGAGGTAAAACTTGAAGAACAGAAGTTAGAAAATGGTACTGTAGTAAGTGCAGAAGCCTTTGAAAAAGATAATGAAATATTCATTGTTACAGATGATGAAAAGGTTGCAATGCCAGTAGGTGAGTATATCCTTGAAGATGGTAGACTATTAGTAGTTGAAGCAGAGGGTGTGATTGCAGATGTAAGAGAAGTATCTGATGAAGTACCAGCTAAAGAAGAAGAAACTGAAGATTTAGAAGAAGAAGTAAAAGAAGAAATGTCTTATGCTACTAAAGAAGAATTAGCAGAGGTTAAAACAATGGTTGAGGAAATCAAAGCTATGTTAGAACCTAAAGAAGAAATGAGCGAAGAAGTAAAAGAAGAAGAAGTTAAAGAAGAACTTTCATCAGTAAAACCAATTAAACACAATCCAGAAGCAAGTACACCACAAAAGAAACAAGTACAATTTGCCAAAGGACAATTTAACACAACTTTAGATAGAGTATTAAGTAAATTAAACAAATAAAAAATGAATAAAAGAAACGTAAATTTAGCAACATCCGTAACCGTGAATTCTACCTATGCTGGTGAATTTGCTGGTGAGTATATCGCAGCAGCTTTATTATCTGCATCAACTATTGATGATGGTGGTTTAACAGTAAAGGCAAACATTGCTTTTAAAGAAGTAATTAAGAAACTTGCAACGACTGCAATAGTACAATCTGCATCTTGTGATTTTGACCCACAATCAACTATCACATTAACAGAAAGAATTATTGAACCAAAAGAACTACAAGTAAACCTACAACTTTGTAAGTATGATTTTGTAAACGACTTTGAGAGCCAGTCTATGGGCTTTGGTCTTGGTCAAACACTACCACCAAAGTTTTCTGATTTCCTAATTGCTCACGTAGCAAGTGAGGTTGCACAGTCAACGGAACTAAATATTTGGCAAGGTGATACAGCTGGAGCAACTTACACATCTTTTGATGGGTTTGAGAAACTAATTGCAGCAGCAGTAACAGCGGGAGATGTTCCAGCAGCACAAGCAATCACATCAGTAGCACTTACATCTGCAAACATTATTGACAAACTTTCTGAAGTAGTTGATGCAATACCTGGTGCATTATATGGTAAAGAAGATTTATTCTTATACATCGGAACTAAAGCAGCTAAACTATATGTACAAGCACTTGGTGGATTTGGAGCAAATGGTTTAGGAGCAAATGGTGTTGCTAATATGGGTACACAATGGTGGAACAACGGAAGCCTAACGGTAAACGGTGTTAAAATCTTTGTATCACCAGGTTTATCTGATGACAAAATGTATGTAGCACAACGTTCTAACTTATACTTTGGTACTGGGTTACTAAACTCAACAAACGAAGTAAAGGCATTGGATATGGCAGATTTAGATGGTTCAAACAATGTAAGAATGGTAATGCGTTTTACAAGTGCAGTACAATTTGGAATTGCATCTGATATAGTATCTTACGCATAATTAATTAATTAATCAATAGAAAGGGGTGGGTAGGTAATCTGCTCACCCTTTTTTTTTAAAACAAATAAAAACAATGGCTTGTACATTAACAACGGGTAGAAAACTACCTTGCAAAAGTGCTTTTGGTGGCATTAAAAAAGTATTCTTTGCTGATTATGGTGACCTTACTGCAATCACAGTAGATGCACCAACTGGTGAAGCAACATTTACAGGAACACCAACTTGGTATGAATACGATGTAAAAGGTAATTCATCTTTAGAAACTACTGTGACAAGTAGCAGAGAAAATGGAACAACTTTTTATACTCAAACTTTAAACCTTACACTTACTTATTTAGATGCTTTAACGCAACAAGAACTACAAACACTTGCAGTTGCAAGACCATATATTGTAGTTGAAGATTACTATGGAAATAGTTTCTTATGTGGCTTTGAGAATGGTATGGAGTGTACTGGTGGTACGGTAGTCACTGGAGCAGCAGCGGGTGATTTAAGTGGGTTTACACTTACCTTTGAGGGTATGGAAGAAACTGCACCTTATTTCCTTGCAACAGCAGTAACTGGAGATGCAGAACAAGTAGACCCAACTGCATAATTAATATTTATTTTAAATTGAAAGCATCCTTAATCGGGTGCTTTTTTTTTGTTTTTACAAATTACTATTTTTTAAACGTTATATACATAGATGATATTATTCTACCCACAAGATACCAATAGATTTGTTTGCATACCAAGAGAATATGTAACAAGTGCATATATGACTATTAGAGATGATAGCACAAATGTAACTGTTGATTATACACTTGTACCAAGAGTTGCTGGTGTTGGTAATATTGAAATTGTAAATGATACCTACAATGTATATAATGATAC